CGGGAATCTGAACCAATGCAAGATCATTAACTGCATCCTCGGTGACGTGCTTTGTGACGCCATCGCGTCCCTCGATTCGCAGTTCAACGCAGCCATCGGTGACGTGTTTGTTGGTAATGGCATGGCCGGACTTTCCAACCACGAACAAGGTTCCCGTTCCCTTTTTGGCGAGACTGCCCGACGATGACGGCTGCTTGGACCCTCCGACCGTACCGCTTTCGCGTGCCAGCACCATGCCAACTTTCCAGCCCGATGACAACCGTTGCGCCTCGGCAATCTCCGCAGGAGACATCTTGCCCGCCGCCATTTCTCGCATATTCCACGCATTTTCTACGCCCTTCGCCTTCGCCAGATTTGACCATGCATAGGCAAGAACATTATCAGCAGCAACCCCGTTACCCCACACGTAAGCCATTCCAAGCCTGAACTGTGCATCTCCCTCCCCTTGTGCAGCAGCCTTTTGAGTCCATTCAAAAGCCTTGGCATCATCCTTCGGCACGCCCTCACCAAGCGATACCAAACGCCCAACCTCGTTCTGTGCGCGGCTTTCACCCTGGATTGCTGCTTTTTGAAACCACTCGAATGCCTTGACATCGTCACGAGAAACCCCTGTGCCGTCGCGGTAGGCTACCCCTAGGTTAAATTGGGCTTGGTCAAACCCCTGCACTGCGGCTTTTTGGAATAGATCGACTGCTTTCACTACGTCCTTTTTTACTCCCTCACCAGTGCCGTACAAAACTCCAAGGACATTCTGAGCTGCAGCATTCCCCTTTTCTGCCGCGAGTTGCCACCATTCGAGGGCCTTGGCAACATTTTTATGCTCACCAAAGTAGTACATCTCACCAACACGATATTGGGCGTCGATATACCCTTGTGCCGCTGCCTTTTCAAACCACTCAAGGGCTTTGGCCAAATCTTTCTGCACGCCAGTACCCTTCTTATAAAGCAGTCCCAGACGGACTTGTGCCTCAGCGTGTCCCTGTTCGGCCGCTTTTCGATACCACTCAGCGGCCTTGTCGAATTCCACGAACGTTTCTTCGATGGCGATTCCGCCAAATTTACCGCCTGAGCCTGAGCGCCAGCTGCGGCCATCTTCATATGCATGCCCAAGTTCAACCATTGCCGAAACATCGCCGGCTTCGGCCTTCTTGCGCAACTCATTCAATTTGTTCTCGCGAGTCCGAAGGGGATCAGGCTCGGCAGCCGCAGTTGAATTGGCCGTCTCGCTGCCCAGCAAAGTCTTCAGCTTGGTCACAAGACCAGATTGCTGAGCATCACTACACCCGGCCAATACAGTCAGTAGTGCCAGAACCCAAAGCAGACGCGGCCGTAGTATCGCCCGCCGTTGCGAGGAGCCGTCAAGCTGGGCTTGCATCTTGCTGACTGAATCTAGAAACAGCATGGCGCGTTCTGATCCAAGTGGTTAAGCGGCGGATAAAGATCACCCTGTGCTCAAAATGACCAATACTTGACGTGTGGCGTCATTCTAATTGACGTAGGGCGCTTTGCGCGGTACGTCAATGCAAACGAATATTCAGCCCATGCATATTGGGCAAGTCATCCGCGAGATCAGGGAAGCGCGCAAGGCGACGCTGGAGGAAATAGCCTTCGCCGCCGATACAAACGCCAGTAATTTATCTCGCATCGAACGCGGAGCGCAGGGTTACTCGCCGGAAACGCTGGAGCGCGTAGCTTCAGCCTTGGGCGTGACAGTGTCGGAGTTACATCTGCGCGCCGAAGCTGCCAATACGCCCACAAAGGCAAGTAGCGCTGCCACGGGTAGGAAGCATCATTTACCTTCCCTTACCCTTGCCAGCAAGTATTCGACATTGACGCCAGGAAACCGAGCACTCGTGGACGAGTTCATAGCGCTGTTGCTCCGACGACAGCGGCCGGACAAGTCGTAGGAACGTTTCAATCGGCAGGCCGATTCGGAAAAATGCTTTCTCGCCGTTCCGCCAGCGCCGACTTTCCTATTTCTACGGAATAGATATCAAGCGTAGTCGTTCGGATCATCCCGCCGCTAGCGCCGAAATCGCGCATCGCACGGGCCAGCGTCTTCGCAAGGAATTGATACTCGGCAGCATAGCGAGTAAAGGTGCTTCCAGACCTTGAATGACTCTCGATGGATGGCGCTTTGCCATGGCATTTGCTGCGGCGGCGCTGGCGGTGGCCGACATGAATTGCTCGAACAACGACGGTAGGCGAGGCGGGGTTCCGGTCATGGGCGGTCCTTGGGCTCGGGATTGATGGGCGGGGCGGTTAATGGCGGCGCTGCAGGCGTTTTGAAATCTGGCCAAGGTTTCGGCTTGCCAGGCGGTCCCAGCGCGATCGCATAGAACCGTAGGGCCGCGCGTACCTGTTCTGGCTTGAGAGGCTTACTCATCGAAGCCGCGCCCCTTTTTCGGCTTGGTCTTTTCCGCCGCCTTGGCTCGCTCGTTGGCCTGGTACAACGCTTCGGGGTCGGCGTCGCTGAATCGGCTGTACTCCGGCTGGAACACCAGACGCACGTCACCGCAGGCGCCCATTCGATTCTTGCGGATCAGCACTTCGGCGAAGCCGTGAAACGGGCTGTCCGGGCGGTAATACTCGTCGCGGTACAGCATGGCGATCACGTCGGCGTCTTCCTCTATGGCGCCGCTTTCGCGTAGGTCCGACATCATCGGCCGCTTGTCGCTGCGCTCCTCGACCTTGCGCGAGAGCTGCGACAGGCAGACCACCGGCACGCCCAGATTCTTCGCCATCTCCTTCAGTGCCTTGGTGATGCCGGACAACTCCTGGTGCCTGTTTTCTCCGGCGCCGCGCATGAGTTGCAGGTAGTCGATCACGATCAGCGCAAGTCCGCCGCGGCGCTTCTGCCTCCTGGCGCGGGCCAGCATCTGGCCGGCCGACAGCGAAGGCGTCTGATCGATGATCAGCGGTGCCTCATGCAGCCGGCCCAATGCTGCCGTCACGCGATCCCAATCGTCGTTCGTCAGTTTCCCGGAGGCAAGCGCCGTGCTGTTGATGCGCCCCACCGACGAAAGGGAGCGTGTGGCCAGTTGCTCATCGCCCATCTCCAACGAAAACACCATCACCGGCTTACCGGCGAGCGCGACGTTCTCGGCGACGTTGAGCGCAAACGCCGATTTCCCCATCGATGGGCGCCCCGCGACAATTACTAGGTCGCCGGCCTTCAGCCCGTCGAGCACGCGGTCGACGTCGGCGAACCCAGTCGGCAATCCAGATACCTCGCCGCCGCGCTCCATGCGCGCCTCGATCGCGCCGATGACCTGGCCCAGCAGCGCGCCCATGGCTTTCGGCTCATCCTTGCCGACCCCGTACTCTGCCAGCGCCAGGAGCTTGCCGGTCGCCTCGTCAATCCGTTCCTGCGCGGTCATTTGTCCGGCACGAAGGGCCAAGCCCTGAACCTCATCAGCAAACGCCAACAGCACCCGCATGCGCGCCTTCTCGGCGACTGTTCGCGCGTAGCTGGCAATATTCGCCACCGATGGCGTCGCGTTGGCAATCTCGGCCAGGTAGCCAAGCCCGCCAGTCTGATCAACCTCGTTCGATGCAGCGATGGAATCTGAAACGGTCAGGACGTCGACCGCCTTCCCGGTTTCTGCCAGCCGGCGAATGTGCCCGAAAATCCGCCGATGGTCGTCGCGGTAGAAGTCGGATTCCGATACCACGTCGGCAATACGGTCCCAGGCGGCCTCACCGCCAACGATCAATCCGCCGAGAACCGACTGCTCGGACTCGACGGCGTGGGGCGGCAGGCGAATGTCGATGGCGTTCATGCGGCCTCCCTGTGATACTTGTTCTCAAGGCACTTTGCAAAGCCGAGGGGCGACATCAGAAAGTCGATGTCAGCAAGAAACGGTGGCTTACCTGGCTGCGCGTTTGCTCTGCCCGTCAGAAATGGCGATTCCGCACAGATGGAGAAAAAATGCTCCCATGCTGCAATCCCGGCACTGGCGGATGAGTATCCGAAGGGCTTGCACGTAAGTTTTGCCGCCTCGGTCCATCGTGCCCTGATAGCTCCCCTCCGCGCTGTGTTGAGCACTTTGCACCTTGGGTTGCCTGGCATCAGACGGTGATAAGCATCAACGACCTTCTCTGCCGGACAGTGCAGCGGGTCGGCGCCAGCCGACTTTGCAGTTGAAGGGTTAAGGGAATCAGGAATCAGTAAGAGGGAATCAGCCGGAGCGCTTCCGATTTCCTCGGAACGTGTACCGATTTTCTCGGGAGTTCTCCCGGTTTCATCCGGAGCGGGTATGACCGACTCGGTTTCATTCTTGTGCGGGTTCTGATGTCTTCCGAAGTTCAGCACTTGGATAAACCGCTTTTCGCCGACCTTGTAGCGCAAGATAAATCCATTCGCGTGGAGCCAATCAAGCAAGGCATCCATATCGACGGTTCGGTATGGGAACGTCTGGGCTCTTATCCTTT